CGCCGAGACGGACCCGCCGCCCCCGCCGCCCGAGGCCTGACATGCTGACCGCCCCGACCCCGCAAGAGTTCACGACGCGCTATCCCGCCTTCATATCGCTCGACGCCGGTCTTGTCGGCGCCGTGCTGACGGAATCGCTCGCCTATGTGGACGAGACGTGGATCGCGGCGGATCAGAACGTGGCGATAATGGCCTATGCCGCGCACTGCCTCGCCGTCGAGGGCTATGGCTCGAACCTCAATATCGATGGCCAGAGCGTTGCGACGGCCGGCCCCGTGGCGCGCGTGAAGGTTGGCGACGTCCAGACGGACTTCACCGACAAGAGCCGCGCGCAATTCAACCTGACGGGGGCGGACTCCGCCCTCGCCGAAACGCCCTATGGCCGCAAGTTCATTGAATTGCGGCGCCGCTCGTTCCCGGGCGCGATCACGGTCTGATGGTCCAGATTAGCGCCACGCTCAAAGTCGAGCGCAAGGGCGACGCGGCCAAGCATCTGGCCAAACTGCGCAAGGAATTGACCGGGCCGAAGATGGTCAAGGTCGGGTTCCCGGCCGGCAAGGTCGCGGGCGACCTGATCACCATCGCCTTCTGGAACCACGAGGGCACGAACCGCGCCAAGGGCGACGTGTTCTATCGCAATGGCAAGCGCGGCATTTCTGGTCCGATCCCGGCGCGCCCGTTCATCACCGTGGCGATGTTCAAGGGGCGCGGCGAGGTCAGGGCGCTGCTTCGCAAAGAAGCCCGGGCCATCATTGACGGCAAGCTGACCATGTCCGCGGCGCTGCCAACCATCGGCATGGTCGGACAAGACCTGATCCAGGTCCAGATCGGCTCCAACATGGGGCCGCCCAATTCTTCCATGACGGTTTTCCTCAAGGGCTCGTCCAAAACCCTCGTCGATCACGGCCGCATGTTCCAATCCGTTACCTGGGCGATCGATAAATGAACGTCATGGGACTCGCCTCGCTCGCCATCGCCTTCGTCGCGCGGCCGGCCGTGCTGATCCGCTATCCAGCCGGCGTCTGGGGCGGAAACGGCCGCTACACCGAGGCCGCAGCGACGCGGACCGATATCAAAGCCGTAATCCAGAACTCGACCGAGGAAGACATTCGCGTCCTGCCCGAAGGTGAGCGCACCGACGGCTATGTGACGATCTGGTCTTCGACCGTGCTGATGACGGCCGACGAAACAGCCGGAACCAAGGCCGACGAGATCGAAACGCCGGAAGGCAAGGTCTATCGCATCGTCCGGTCGGGCCTGCGCGCCGAGGGCGGCTACACCCGCGCGATAGGGAGGCTGACCGTTGACCGAGGACGAAATCTTTGACCGCCTCCAGTCTTTCTTCAAGGCGGTGAACGACGATCAACATCTGATCGATCCCGCCTATGTCCCGCTGGCCGTCGTCATCGACGATCACCAGAACGCGCCGCGCCCAGTTGGACCCTACGCCATGTTGACGGGGCAGGGCTGGCGCGACACCGCAGAGGCGGACCATTACGGCTACGACGACATCGGCGACCGCGTCGTCGAGGGTCGCACCCGCTGCTTCGAATATCTGTTCCGCCTCGATTTCTTCGCTTCGCGCGCCACCGATTACGCCAAGCTGTTCCAGATGGCGCTGCGCTCGTCGCGCGCACAGACCGAACTGGCAGTCTTCGCGCTCCGCCGCGTCGATAAGACCGCCTCAAGCCCAGAATTGATCGGCGGGCGATGGGAAGGGCGGGCCGCGCTGAATATCGAACTCGCCGCGCTCGCCAGTGAAAAAGTGCTGATCGACGTCATCGATCAAGGCCGCGTGACCCTTCAAGGGCAGGACGGCGCAACCATCATCGACGGGAACGTCGACTATCAGAGGGCAACCCCGTCATGAGCATCCAGCTTCCCTATTCCCGCGTCGTCGACGTCACCGTTACGCGGCAGGACCGCTTTCCGACCACGCAGGGCTTTTCGACCGCGCTGCTGCTGTCGCCGGTCTCCGTCGCGGGCCAGGTCGACGCCACGCATCGGACCAAGCTCTATTCGACCATCGCGGAAGTCGCCGTCGATTTCCCGTCCGGCGACGTTTATGACGCGGCTTCGCGGTTCTTTTCCGCGCGCATTCGCCCGCCGCAGCTCAAAGTGGGCTATTACAATCCCGCGACGGCGGACATTACGACTGAGCTGCAGGCCATCGCGGCGGCCGATCCCAATTGGTATTGGGGCATCCACGTCAACGACCTGAACGACCTCCCGGCCCAGCGCAAGATCGCCGATTGGGCTGAAACCCAGACCGTGATTTTCGGCCTCGATTCGAACGACGTCGACACCGAGACCCCGGCCGGCGTCAACGACGCGACCGCGACCGTCACGATCTCCATCGCCACGCCCGGCGTCGTGACCTGGGCCTCGCATGGCCTGTCCGCCAATGACCCGGTGAGCTTCACCACCACCGGCGCGCTCCCGACCGGGCTGACGGCGGGCACGACCTATTATGTAGTATCGCCGATCTCTGGCTCGTTCTCGGTCGCCGCGACCGTCGGCGGCGCCGCGATCAACACCACCGGCACGCAATCCGGCGTCCATACCGCCACGGCGCCGAAGTTCGGCGGCTCGATCGCGGAATATGTGAAGTCGAAGAGCTATGACCGTTCGCCGGTGTTCTATCACACCGACCCGGCCAGCTATCTCGCCGCTGGCGCCTTCGCCTATGCCGCAGGCCGCGATCTCGACCGCTCGAATTACAAGCTGGCGCAGAAGGGCCGCATCGACTCCGGGCAGGCCTATACGCTGAAATTCAAGAACCTGCCGGGCGTCGTCTCGCTCAACAAGGGTTCCGCCGCCGTCCAGGCCATCACGGGATTTGTCCCCGGCACTGGCCTCAACACGACGGCCGGCCATTTCGCCAACACCTATGTCAACATCGGCGGGCTGGACATGCTCGTTGAAGGCTCGGTTCCGTCCGGCGCCTTCATCGACGAGATCCACGCCACCGACTGGATGCGCGCGCGTATGCAGGAAAGCGTCCTCGCCTTCCTCGCCAACAACGCCCGCGTTCCCTACACCGATCGCGGCATCGGCGACCTGATTTCAGGCGGCGTCGTCCCGCCGTTGCGCCGCGCCTTCGCGGCCGGCCTGATCGCGTCCAAGCTGGATGACGACGACCTCTACCAGCCCGCGTTCGAGATCGCCGTCGACAGCGTCGATCTGATCCCGGCCTCGCAGCGCCGCCAGCGCATCGCGCCGGACATCAAAGTCACCTTCCGCTACGCCGGCGCGCTGCATTACGCCTCGGTGACGATGACCCTCCAGTTCTGAGGCCAAATCCATGACTGACAACACCTGCGCGCCCTTCGGCGTCTATGGCATCAAGAACGTCGCCTTCACGATTGACGGCGTCTCCGTCAAGGGCTTCGCGGAAGGCGACGACGTCATTTCGATCGAGCGCACCACGGAGCTGGGCAAGCCGATCATCGGCGCGGACGGGACGTCGATCCTGTCCATCACGGCGGACGAATCGGCAACTGTGACCATCAAGCTGCTGCCGAACTCGCCGCATCATTCCTGGCTGCAAGGCCGCGCGCGGCGCCAGCGGGCGAACCCATCGTCCTCGCTCGTCTTTGCGATCGGCTTCGTCGACATGTCGAATGGCGAAAGCGGCGGCTGCACCCAGGCCATGGTTTCGAAAGAGCCGTCGATCCAGCGCGGCGCCAATGCGAGCGAGGTCGAGTGGCAGATTTTCTGCCCCTGCTGGCAGCCCGGCGAAGTCACGATCACCCGCTGAGGCCCTGACCCATGGCTGAGAAGAAAATCAACGGTACGATCTATCGATTCGGCGAGATCACCGGATGGGAGGCGTTCGACGCCTTGCAGCTGCTGCTTCAGATCGCGGGGCCTTTCGTCCCGCTGCTGGAGGCGGTCTCGGAGTCCGACGACAAGAAGCGCAACGAGGCGCTGCTGCGCGTCCTGCCCGGCCTGCTGCGCGATCACGACGCGGGCAAGTGCAAAGAACTGGCGTCGCTGCTGTTCGCCGAGGCCAAGGCCGGTTCCGATGACGTCATTGTCGGCGTGAAGCCCGCATCGCTCGATGAAATGCTGCAGGTCTTCGCGTTCTGCCTGGAGGTGCAGTTCTCCGGTTTTTTCGGCGGCAAAGGCCTCGAAAGCCTGCTGCTTCTGGCGACGGACAAGCCGAAAGCCTGATTACGGGGGCCGAGGCGTTGGCGATCGCGCCGAACGCCAATGGCCGCATGTGGCTCTACCGGCCGATCATGGCCGATCCGCCGCTCTTCCGCATGGCGGATATCCCCGGGCTCACGCTGGGCCAGATCGCCGACGCGCATGAACTGCTCGACCTCCGCGAAGAGGTGACGCGCCGGCATGAGGCGAAGGCGGAGAAGGAACGGAACCAAAAGCGATAGCCTTGCAATTTGACGGGGCGTTGGCCATCGTCGCGGCTTCTTTCGGGAGGCCGCAGATGCACAATGGGGTTAAGCTGGCGATCGCCGTTCTGGTCGCTGTCTCATTCGTGAAGGTCAATGCCTTCGCACCCGCCATACATCGCGGGACGCAAATTCAGATTGGCGTCCCGTGGATGGCGCCGATCGATAGCCCGCAGGCGAGCTGCATCAGGGGCATAGAAGAACCGGTCATCTTCTGCGCGGCGAAAAGCCATTTCGCTCATACCTCGAGCGCGCTGACGCTGTTTGAAATCGGCGAATGCCCTGCCTGCTACCGCGCATCGCTCGAATTGGCGAAATTCGGGAAGAGTCGAAGCGACGTCGCGGCGCGCCTCGCGCAGATGGATACCTTCACACAATAGGAACTGCCGCTCATGATCGTCGAAGAACTCATCGCCAAACTTGGGTTCAAGACGGAAGGCCTCGGCGACCTCAAGAAGTTCGAGAACGGCCTGAAAAATGCCGATAGCGGCCTCAAGAAATTCGGCAAGACGCTCCATGACAAATTCGCTGGCGGCGCTTCGGCGATCTTTCCGAAAATCGCCAACGCCCTGAAATCCGGGGTCTCCGGCGCGGCTTCATTCGCCATGATGATTGGCAAAGTCGCGCTCGGCGTCGGCGTGATGGTCGCTGGCATGGGCCTTGCCGCGCTGGCGGTGCTGAAACTGGCCCAGGCCTTTGTCCGCGCGCGCGGCGAGGCCGCGCTGCTGCGCCGGGAAATGCAGCTCGACGCCAAGGGCAATCGGACGACGATTGGCAACATCGAAAAGCTGCAGAAGGGTTTCGAGGCGATTGGGGCCAAGCCGGAGCAGGCGAAAGAACTTGTCGAATCGGTGGCCAAGAAGGTCGATGAATCGATCCGGAAGAAGGATTACGGCGATTTCAAAAACGCCGGCGTCAATCCGCTGAACAAGGACGGCTCCCGCAAGGACACGACGGGCGTCACGCTCGATCTGCTGGCCAAATACAACGACATCGTCAAGGCGGGACAGGACGCGCGGCGCCGCCAGCGCACCTATGAGCTTCCGGGCGTCGGAGATCCGAAGAAGGCGAAGCAGCAAGCCGATATCGCAAATAAGAAAGAGGTCGCCGCTAGCGAGTTTGCCGAGAAGTGGGGGATCACTCCTGAGCTCCAGGCCAGATTTATGGCGCTGGCCGGCGGCATGGCTGAATTCCAGAAGCGGATGGAGGAGTTCAACAAGACCAATCCCGGCCTGACCCGTGACCAGGAAGAGCGCAAGGCGCAGATCGCCGACGAATACGCCAAGTTCAAGAACACGATGGAAGGCCTGTCCAACGCGGTGCTGCGCCCTCTCGGCGACCTGGCCGACAAGATCACGCTGTCCGTTCTCCCGGCGCTGAATTCCTTCGCCGAGGGCCTGTTGAAGATCCTGAAGCTCGTCGGCATTTCGCCGGAAACCAAGGGCGAGGTTCAGGACCGCGAGAACCGCCGTGCCGAGATCGGGAAAGTCAGCCCTGAGATCAAGAAGGCGTTGGACACGGCCAACAGGGCGCATGACGCGCAAGGCGTCGGCGGGTTTCTTTTCGGCGGATCCCCCGCGGAGTCCGACTTGGATGACGCCCACCGGAAATATATCGCCAAGGCCCTGGCGGCTTCGAGCGCCGGCCCCGACACGCCAAGCGAGGTTCGCGCGAAACTCGACAGCGATTTGAAGGCCGCCGCCGCCGCGCTGGTCGAAGCGGCCAAAAAGTTCACCGAGGCAGAAAAGAAGCCCGCCGCCCCCAGCGCTCCCGCCGCCCCCAGCGCTCCCAAGAAGCTGGACATCGAAGGCATTATCGGCGGCTTTTCGGAAGTCGCCGGGGCGTCTGCTGGCTTGGCGACGACGATCAAGGACATTACGAAGGCAATCTCCCCCTCCGAAAACGCCTCCAAGACGACCAACGACGCGGCGAAGAACATCAAAATCGATCCGATCAAGGTGGGCGGCGAGGCGACGGTGACAGTCCCGCCGATCAAGGTCGATCCCAGCCCGGATCTCAAGGCCACCATCGCGAAGGCGGAGGCCGTCGCCAAGATGAAAATCGATGGCGCCAGCGGCGCGACAGTGGTCAAGGGCTCCAACGTCAACACGTCGGGTCCGACAGCGCCCTAGTCCTTCGGCTTCTTGAACAGATCGCCGAGCAGGTCTGGCGGCGTGTCGATCGGGGCCGGGTCGCTGGACTCGCAGAATAATTCGGTCTCGATCCGGTCCTGCCCCTTCTCGATCGCTTCGAGCCGGACCCTGATCACCATGATATCTGCCGCCATCCGCTCAAGCGCGGACATGATGCGTTCTATCGTTCGGTCTGTGGCCATAGAGGAAGCATAGCACATGGGTTGCGCTCTTCTAGTCCGGGATATCGGCGGCGTTTTCGTCGACGTGGTCGTCTCGGAACAGGCCACGGCCTCGATGGAAATCCCGCAGCATCCCGTCGAGAACGGGGCCAAGACTTCCGACCACGCCTATCGCGTCCCGACCGAAATCGAAATGTCATGCGCGGCGAGCGGCGATCCTGTCGCCACCTATCGCGCCCTGTTCGGGATCATGAAGGCGGCCCAGCCCTTCGACATCATGACCGGCTTCGACCTGTTCGAGAACATGCTGATCGAAAGCCTGACGCCGTCGCGCGATTGCGGGACCGGCGCCATCCTCCAGTTCGACGCCCATCTGAAGGAAATCATCATCGTCAAGACGCAGGCTTCCGGCGCCTCGGCCCCTGGCGGCGACGATCGCGGGTCCGGGACGAACAGCCGCGGCCATGTCCAGGCGACGACCGTCGATACGACCACCTCGTCGGGCGCGGACATCCTCGATCGGATGCAGGCGATCTGATGGCCAATGTCTATGAGCTGCCCGTCATCGACGCGGCCTTCCAGCAATTCGAGACCGTGCTGAACGGCGTCCCGGTCTCGATTTCGCTGGCGCATAATTCGTTCTCCGACCGATGGTCGATGGACATCGCGGTCAACGGCGTCCCGGCCGTGACGGGCCTGCGCCTCGTTCCCGGCGTCGATCTGGTCAAGAAATTCAATCTCGACATCGGCAAACTCGCCCTGATCGATTGGGCCAAGGACGGGTCTTCGCCTGGCCGGGCCGAATTGCCTGCCGGCAAGTTCCGGCTGTTCGCCTATGACGAGCTGGCGGCATGAGCTTTCAACGCATCGTCAAGGTCACGGCGTCCGGATCGAGCGGCGGCGTCACGTTCGACGGCTCGCAGACGCCGGAGCCGGGCTTCAACATCGAGTTTTCCTGCTCCAAGTCGATTGGCTCGAAACAGAACACGGGCCAGGTCACGATCTGGAACCTCGCCAAGGGAACGCGGAACAAGCTCGGCGAAGAGTTCGACAAGATCAGCGTCGAGATCGGCTACAAGGACGAGGGCAGTTCGGTCCTGTTCTCCGGCAATATCCGCGACGTCACCCATTCGAAAAGCTCGCCGGATATTTCGAGCCTGATCGAGATCGGCGACGGCGACAAGGGCATCGGCAAGGGCGCGGTCTCCAAGACCCATCCCAAGGGGACGAAGCCAACCGACGTCATCAAGCATCTCGTCCAGCAAATGCCGGACGTGAAGCTCGGCGAGTTGAAGGGACTGGACGATCTTCCGGCCTTCAAGCGCCCCGTTTCGGTGTTTGGCTACGCCTTCCGCGAACTGGACGAGATGGGGCGCCATTTCGGTTTCTACTGGTCGATCCAGAACGGCATTTTCCAGGCGGTCAAGAACGACCAGCACCTCGGCGGCGATTTCCTGATCTCGAAGGAGACGGGATTGATCGGCGTGGCCGAACCGACCGACAAGGGCGTGAAGTTCAAGGCGTTCGCCAATCCGAAGCTGATCCCCGGCAAGACGGTCAAGGTCAAATCCGGCTTTCTCGACGAAAGCTCCGGGCGCGACAAACGCGACAGCGACGCCGGCGGCGGCATATTCCGCATCGCCTCGGGTAATTTCTCCGGGTCGACGCGCGGCGACGAATTCTATGTCGAGATCGAGGCCAATCGAGTGCAGGGCAAGAAGGTGGTGAAGTAATGGCGGGCTTTCAGGGGACATCGACCCGCCGCGACCCGCATGAGGCGCAGGCAGGCGCCGTCGAGGCCGAACGCCGCGACATGATGACCATGATCCCCGGCGAAGTCGTGGCCTATGACTCCGCGACGCAGACGGCGACGATCCGGCCGAGACTGAAACAGAATTTTGCTGGAACGGTCCTGCAGGCGCCCGACCTTATAGAAGTCCCGGTCGCGCATCCGCAGGCCGGCGGCTTCATCATCCACAAGCCGCTCAAGGCCGGCGACGAAGTCTTGCTGCATTTCGCGCAGCGCTCGCTCGATCAGAGCGGCGACGACGCCTCGGCCGCCGACGGCGCGCCGGGCCGGATGCATGACCTGTCCGACGCCATCGCTCACCCGGCCTCCTATTCCAAGCCCGCCCAGCGCGCCGGCCTGCCGAGCGACCGCATGCACATCGGATCGACCGATGGCACGGCAGGGCTCCAGATGAAGCCCGACGGCACGTTCGACACGGTCAAGGGCGGCGACAGCGTGTTCAAGATCATCGTCGACGCGCTGACTGCGCTCAAGGCGCACAAGAACGGCGGCGTAGCGATGGATGCGGGCGACCAGTCGGCGCTTCAGGCCATCATCGACCGCGCCAATGCGATGAA